TTGAAGAATGCGTCGAGTGCAAATGGAGGCATACAGCAGTACTTACCCAAAGCCTCAGCGGCGTCGTCCATGAAGGCACGAATGTAATCCTGAGGAGACTTGGTTGGGTTGAACTCCCACGACGTTCTCTTACGTGCCCATGTTCTAGGGATGGTATATGAAACAATATGGTCTTGTTCCCATTCAATGGTGAACTCGTTACCTTCTGCTCCATCAGGCAGTTCTGGATTGATCTTGAAGGTGTAACTCATGATTACAGTTTCCTTCTCACCGACCACCTTGTTGTAACGTTGCTGGATGAAGTCATCGATGAAACGAGGGAACGAAAGCAGTACCAACTTGCCATACTCTGCAAAACGAGATGTTACAGATGCAGAGTACATCTTATAGACTGCATCTGCAGTTGCAGACTGTTCGTTACCTGTCTTGATGTCAAGTGCGAAACCACTAATCTCGTCAAGAACTACATAGAAGGTGTTGTAACCTTCCCATGACTCACGCTGTGAGTGACCGGAGAACACACGTACGTTCTTGTCAAAGATGATGGAGTTGTTTCCCTGTAGTTCGTACTTTCCATCGAACCACCGGCAATTTTCAATACGGTCCTTGAACTTCTTGAAGAACACCTGTCGAGCCTGATCGGCATTGATAGCAATGTTGATAATGTCGATTGCCTCGGTGGAGGGAGAGCCGTAATACTCAGAAGGGTCTTTCAGACACAGCAGTAGGTATACGATATACGCACATGCAATAGCGGACGTGTGGTCCTTTCCACCGCCCTTTCCGATCTGTGCGATAACTTCGTTGACGGTGGACTCATGGATTCTTCTTCCTTCGTCCTCACCATGCAGCATGATCAACGTATGCAGTTTGAATATCTGAGTAGATGCCTTGACCATTTCCAACTGCTCTTCAGACAGTGGCTGGTTGGGTAGGTTTAGATAGTCCTCCCCCGCTACAAACTCTTCAATTGATACTGGACGCTCATCGAACTCATCACCCGACACCGCCTCCAGTAGTTCTTCAAGATTAAGCAATTACCTCACCCTCAATGGCGGGGTCTTCTGCATAAATCTTCTTCAGGCCCTCCATGATGAACGTAGTAGTCTCTGGATACTTCTTGACAATCTCCGAGAAGAACTTCTTGATCTTCTCCGATATCTCTTCCATTCTGACAACTTCGTCAGCAATGCCGGTGTTGTCGTAGTAACCAGCCTTCTGTAGTGTGTCCTGTCTAGCCTTCTCTACGTCTGCAATGTTCTTCAACACCGTCGCCTTTACGTTGCGCGGTGTTTCAAGATCATCTACTAAGTCCCACATCTCCTTGATGATAAGGGAATAGTGGCGGTCCATCTCAACGAGGTTTTCTCTTGCTCTCGCCTGAATGCTCTTGTCATTCTGTGCGATAGCCTTCCACGCTGAGATGTACTCAACCACTTGGGCACGCTTTATACCAGTCGTACGTGCTATGTTGGTGGCATTCAACTCGCCCTTCAACAGTTCGTTGACGACTGTTTCCATCTCTTGACCGTATTGGTCAATCAGTTCTAGTTCCTGTGACATTCCTTCTGCTTCTTTTGAGGTTGACTAGACCCTTCATCCACCCGATAGGAATAAGCGTTCTCTGCTTGTCCATGGTGACTACCATGAATGTCCTGTCGTTGTCCATGTTGTGGAGAATGCATTCATACCTCACAGCAGTCTTTCTGTATTTCACTTTGATAAACGATCCCGGTCGAATGAGAACACCTTTGTAATCAAAGTCGTACTGAATTGCATACTGCTTTTGGTTTTGCATCTTGGTCAACCCCTATTAATGGTTACTTCTATATTCTACCATATCATTAATCCACCTCACGAAATCACTGTAAGGCATGGACTGCTTCGCTCTGTTGCACACAAAACAGCATGGCACGCAGTTAGACGGAACGTAACCTATTGAATTATCTAATCTGTCAAGACCATTGTACCGGAAGTCTTTGATCAGTGGCACATTTGTCTTCGAAGGGACCGTAGTCGAGTTGGTGTCTGTCCTGCCACAGTAGTGACAAGGCTCGTGACACTTCTCTACGAACCACAGCAGTTCAAGGGCAAACTCTCTGCCACCGATCCTTGCATCACTTCTGATCCTCTTGAAGATGTGTCTCTCTCCAACATGATCTTGTAGTCTTCCCAGTCTTTTACAGTCTGGACAACGATAGTTTTCCACCGGCCCTGCCTTGTTGTCCTTGTTGAGTCTATAGGTAGACCCACAGTCACACAGTAGATGAACGTGGGTCTTGTCTATGTGGATAACTGTTGAGTGGGGAAGGCCGGTGCTTTTAAGTAGCGTGGCCAATGTCACTTATGGCCACCACTCGTGGGTGCCCACACAACCCCATTGAAGGACAATACCCTGTACAGCCTGTAACCGCACTTCTCACATCGTTGCTTGTCTCTGTCGTCAATTGCAACCACACGATCCTCTGTACTGTCACATTCAATGCATGTGTATTCGTAGGTCGGCATACTCTCTCACCTTCTTCGGATACTCACTGACATCACTGATCCTCCACGGACCAGCGTCATACTCATCATTCCAAGGTCTGGTGATCAGGAAGCACGGAGTGCCTGCGTACCACAGAGCCTCAAAGTTGGCAACCTTGTCTTCAACGAAGATATCTGTCGGGACAACTGTCTTGTCTGCTGAGAAGTGAATCTCATCATATGGAGGAAAGCCATATTCGGTCCACCATTCCTTGGTGGCTGTGTGGCTCACCTCTGGCGTCTTGCCAAATGCACGGTCGGTGATGACTATCACCTCGTGCCCCATGCGCTTTATTTCGCGCACGGCCTCCACAGCGTTGTCACGTACGTTACCTCGGAAGATGTAGCCAGCGTCAGCACCATCGTGACAGAACTTCAAGAACTGTGGTGTCGTCCACTTCCAGTCCTTATACCAATCCCAGTACGGCTTTGGATTCGGACCTGACTTCCACAGGTGATCTTGGCCGGTGGCCTCTAGGTAATCCTTGACAGACTGTCCAAAGTTGAACAGCACTCCATCTAGATCAAACCCTACTCTCATTATCTATCCTTTCCAACCAACGCTTTCCTGCGTGTGTTACCTTCCCATGGAACTCTTCAAGCGTCCCCACGTTCTCGATATACTGCGCAAAATTCTCGTAATCGTCCAGCGATGTTTCACTGGGGTGACTGTTAGCAGGTCCGACACCACTACGGGTAATCCTCCATAGAACACCGCCCCTGTTTCGAACGGCCTCTGCTTCGTTGGGGAACCGTACGTCTGTGACAACATATCTGCCGTCTTCTGGCTTACCAGCAAAAGCGGCGTCGATCCAGATCGAGTCCCATAGCGTCTGACGGCCTGCCTCAGTACCGAGACGCTGCAATAGTCCTCTGATTTCATTTCCATGCTCTGTCTCTTTATATCCATCCCAACTATATTGGTCAATAACCTCACGCAGACGCTTCGGAGCCAAGTGAGCCACGAAATAGCGTTCCGGTGTCGGATTGACAACCGGATTCAATGCATACAGGAAGTCTCTCAACTTGTCTGCAAATGCAATGCGTTCAAAACCAAACTCTTCTACGAGAACCTTTGCTGCCTCGTCCTTACCGCTCCTTGCGTACCCGCTCAAACCTATGATCAATATCCAACACCTATCTCTTCGTCCTGTGGCAAAGTGTTGGGGCTTGTAAGTGTTTCATGTCCCGGCTCACCGCCCCACTTCCACCTGTAATACTCTCTGTTCTTCTCAAACATGGCACCATTTACAACCTGTCCGCCTTCCCAATTCTGGGTTACGCTTCCTTTGTGGAAAAAAGGTGCCATAGTATGCTTCTTGGATGACCCACCGGCCAGTTTGATTCTGTAGTCCATGTCGTTGTCTTCGAAGTACGCTGGCTTGAAGTTCTCATCGAACAAACCAAACTTGGAAACGAACCTTATGGGATCGACCACAAAGCAAGCGTAATCCGGTGACTGGATATACTTGGCATTTTCTAGGTGGTCGTAGTTCTCGTCTCTCGTGTTGAACCCAGTTACAAGATCGTGTAGTGTCAATCCATACAACATCTTCCTCATGGTTCCCGGTTCAAAGACTACATCGTCATTTACAATGAATACTGCGTCACACTGCATATGCACCGCCCTCTTGAGACCTTCGTTCCATCCACCAGAGACTCCACGGTTGTCTCTCCAGTTGTCAATGATTATTGGCATGACGGGAATGTCTACAGATGCCATCAATTCAGCAAAGCCGGGGAAGTTCTTGTAAACGGGAACAATCAGTCCAACGTTTTTTGCCACTCGTACTTGCTCCAATACTCTCTGTTATTCTTCACGGCCTCTGGCCATGTGTCGTCAATCTCCACCACTTCGTAGCGGTGTCCGTCTCCCCACAAGTCAGCATGTGCCTCCATGCGCTGACGTAATATCTCTGGGTTTGTCGTGTCAGGTCTGTTCAACTCGAAATGTGCGAAAGACCTGAACTTCTCAGCGATGTGGTCTGCGTCACCTAGGTATGAGAAGTGCCACCCACCATCGTACACTATGTTCGGAGGTGGGTCAAGTGTCCTGAGTTCCTGAGTTGTGATGGTCTGTGCGTATGACCACCGGGCCGCTCTGCTTGTGTGGCAATGACCACCGCTTACATTCAATCCGTAGTAATATGCATCTAGGGCTATAGACTGAACTGGTTGCGGGTCCAGTGCCTCAACCACAGAACGACGAGGAATCTCATCTGCATCAGAAACCAAGATTATATCGTCTTCCTTTGGACGCTCATTACTGATACGAGTCCTTATTCTGTTGCGCTGCCAGTACTCTCGCTCCCAAGGATTGGTAATTTCGGGTGGACATTCCTCAAGGAATGTCCGCATCTTGCCTTCGTACTTACCGAACTTGCCTCTGTTCTGATAGATTGTGCTACCTTTCGGTTGGCCTTGAAAGGTTCTGTTCATTTCTATGATGATGAACTTATCAACCACCGGCCCCAATTCTTCCAGACGCATTTGCAAGATATCTATCTCATTGAAGAATGTAAAACAGTCGTATATCATGCTTTCCTCAAGAATGCTATCTCATTGTAGATGTGAACCTCAGTATAGTTGTTGTCTCTGTGCTGCATAAGTTCCTCCGCTGCTGCATGTATCTGCCACACTGCTGGTGAGCCATCAAGGGTACCGCCGTAGTCATTCCTCCATTGCACCGCCAAATCTTCAATGACGTACCAACCACCAGATTTCACTCGTGGCCACCAGTTCTTGAATGCAGCAATGATGTCGTCGCTAGTGTGGGAGCCATCATCGATAACGATGTCCAACTCAGGACCGCTATAAGATGCGTTTGTTCCGTCTGTTGTTACCACCAGCGCCCTGCTACTGATGTCACCGGGGTTGTTTGGATCAATTTCAAGGCCCAGCATGGAGGCGTCAGGATGTGTGAACCATTCATCCCACATACGCATAGACGCTCCTGATGCCACACCTATTTCCACCAACACCACCGGCTCATCTTTCAGATTAGCAAAATGCTTTTCGTAGTGCGATGTATAACCGTGCCACACCTTATCGGTGTTGTGCTTAGTTCCAATGTCAGTCAAACTCATTTTATCAACCCGAAATCCTTCAACTTACGGTAGATGGTTGCTCTACCTACACCCTGTTCGGCTGCTATTGTGTCTGGCGACTTCTTCAGTACCAGATACTCTCTGGTCAGCCACGCCTTGTTGTTGTACAGACGGATGTTCCTTGGGAGGATCATACCACACCAGCCGCCACCGCGCCGATGGCAATTGCATCGGTTACGTTGTCAGACTTGACATCAATGCCAAACCTCTTCTTCACCCATTGGCGGGTGCGATTCTTCCTGAACTCACGATACTTCGATGACAGGTAAGACTTCTTTGCATCTGGGTATACCTTGTCGATTGCCCTCTTCTGCTCTCTGGTTAATGGAGGGTTGCCAATGGCTCTCTGCCACACCAGCGGACTTATTTCCTCTACGTCCTTGGCACCGGCTGCAATGAGTGCTCCTATGATGGCTCCGTAGGCGTATGCCAGAAGGATCACAGTCTTCTTGTTCTGCACGTACACCGCCGACTCAAAGTATACCATGTCCACCCCGAGAGCGTCGTCTAGCGCTGCTATTTTGCGCTGTGCGTCTGCCAGCCTGTGAAAGACTGTCTTGCCAATGAACTTGATTTCGCCCCACTTGACAAGTTTGCCTTCATCGAAGATAGCGAACCCAAGGGAGTTGGTAGAGCAGTCTGCACCCATGATTAACTTGGGTGGCTCTAGTGCTATTGCTTTTATACCCATGCTTTCAATGACTCCAACAACTTCTTGTTCTTATCTACCTTAGGCTTCTGTTCGTGCACCGCGCATCTCTTAGAATCGTTGTATCGTGAGAGCACAGTGGTGCAACCCGGTGATTCACATATCCTACGAGCGCCCTGACGTATCGCCTTGCGTTCATAATACTTCTTCATGATCCTAGCATTGGTGGCTAGGCGTTGACACTCTTCTGAGTGGTATATCTGATTTGATGTGACGGGTGTGAACTCTTCGTCACACTTCTCCCAAGAACACACCCGTCTATCAATATTCACGGACGAGCAACCACCATAGGTGTTATCGTTACCGTTCCGTCACCCAGATTATTCCAGCACTCGTTGAAGAGTGGGCACTGCTTGCATTGCTTAGACTTCTTGGTAAACGGCCTTGTCGGTAGTGTGTCTCCCTCGGCCTCCCAGTTCTCTCTGACCTTTCTAAGCCAAGCCAGAGCGTCATCAAGAATCTTCTCATATCTTTCGTTCATCTCGATAGGAATGATCAGATACGATAGGTCATTTCTGTTCTCATAGAACAAAAAGCCCTTGTTCTTACCGGTTGCCTTCATGTAGATAAGCAACTGATACAGATGGTACGGTAGAGGCTTCATGGTGTTCTGTCTGAGAACGAACATCTCTTGACGTGTTGTCTTTATCTCACCGACGACGATTTCGTCACCGATCCTTACCAGAGCATCGATGTAGCCACGAATAGGTGGGTCTTTCATTGTGACCTCTACCTCTGTTGCTACAAGTGCTCCTGCGTCACCAATGATCTTGGCGATTCGCTCACCGGCATCTCTGCCGTTGAGCATGGTTGCCATTCCCATGGCATCCGTTGTCTCTTCGAATACGTACTTTCCTTCAAAGGCCATGTACCAGTAACGAGGGCATCGCCCGTTGCCATCATATCCGATTGACGACGGGGCAAATGTCTCTTTCTTCTGAACACCGGTCTCTCTGACGTTGGACAGATAACCCTTTTCGAAGATGTTATGAAGGGACTCAACCCCGAATGAACTCCTGAAGTTGGTTCCCTTGTTGATATCTCTTATTCCCATTTACTCACTTACTCAAATATTTCATGGCGTCACAAAGTTTGCCGATGGATTCTTTTGCGGTAAAGTAGACGTTCTTCTTCTTTGTTTCTTCACTTCCGCTCTTACCTATTGTAGCATAGTAAGTGGCTTTTAGCGCAAACACCGCCGACAGTGCCTGCAGTTCAGTAATGACTGCCGGTGCTTTGTCTGCTGGAATCCTACCCTTCTCAAAGAGAACCTTCACTACTAGATGCAATGCTCTGTCTAGTTGTTCATCCTGCATGTATTCAGAGATGTCATTCAACTCTGTAATCTGAGAGATTAGATCAACTGGTGCTTCCGTCACTTGTTGCCTCACCACCGGCCTCTGTTGCTGGAGGAGTTGCCGGTGGAAGCAATGGCTCTCCTTCTGGAGCAGTAGATTCTGCACCGGCCTCAGGCTGTTCGCCATCGGCAGGATGCTCTCTTACATATTCTTCTCTAGCGGCCTTGGACTCTGCACTCTCATGCTCCCTAGGGCCTTCAAACTGTGGATCATAGTTGACCTCATAGACCTTTCTATTCGAAGGGTCCGGCCATACGATCTTGCCGACCTGATCGAAGATGACGTTTCCGTCTGCATCTTCCTCGGTCTTGAAATACATCACATCGTCAATGCCTACAGGATAAGCAAGGTCCAGTCCTTCCACCGGGCCTGTCTTGAACTCCTTAGGTCTCCATATATACGTCTTACTCATTCTTCTCCTAACAACTCTAGATACTCTTGCATGTCCGACTCTGAGATTACCCAGAGCCTGATCTTCTGTCCGTCATTGTCTCCAAGGACAACGTTTAGTGCAGGACGCTTGCCCTGCTTTACGGCATCGGCTGAAACCTTTGCCCACACTGC